CGACTCACCCGGCCGCAGGCCAGGCGCACACAGCGTCCTGTTCGACCTGGACGTCACGCGGACAACGAAATGCCCGCCGTGCCAGGAGCAGGCCAGGATCAAGAAGAACACCGACCCGCCAGGCAGGCCGAGCGCATCGCAACGCGGGTACGGCGCGCAGTGGCGGAAGATCTCGGCCGAGGTCATCGCCGCGGCCACCGTGTGCCACTGGTGCGGGGGTGGGTTCACCGCTGATGATCCCGCGACCGCCGATCACCTCGTGCCGAAGGCCCGGGGCGGCACGAACGACAAGTCCAACCTCGTCGGCGCCCACCGGTCGTGCAACTCAAGCCGCGGCGGCCGGATGCAGAAACGGACACAACAAGGCCGCAACCTGCGGGCAACGCCCTGACCTGGGACTTTTTATTCGCAGCTCCTGGCGACCCACCTCCTGCCCCAAAATTTTTTGGATCTGCCGTTTCCAAGCCAAAAGCGGATTTTTGGTCGCCGGATGGTCACCATCCGTGATTTTTGGAGGGAAGTGCCTTTGAGCAGCGCTTTTTTCCCCGCTCCGCGTGACTACGCGGGCGAACCGGTGCCGTCAGAGGGCCTGCGCCAGGCGCTCGCGCTGGCCACCGAGGCCGAGCTGAACACCACGATGGCCATGCTGGTCATGGGCGCAAAGGCCGCGGCCGGACTGCGGGACGACGAGCAGGTGACCGCCCCGCTGCAGGGCACCGCGGCACTGCTCGGCTGGATGTCGGCGCTCGTGATGAGCGAAAAGGAACGGCGGCTGCTGCTGTTCGATGATCTCGGCGGCGCCAGTGGCGAAGCATAGGGCAAGCGGCACCGGCCTGGACCGGCGCAACGGCCGCGGCTACGAGCTGGCGGCGGCCGACGGCCCGCTGAGGCGGTTCCCGCTGCCGCGCGACCGGGCATACCGCAGGGAAAGCGCGGCAGCCTGGAAAGCGGCGTGGTCCGACCCGGTCGCTGGCACGTGGACGGCGGCGGACCGCCCGATCCTGCTGCGCTGGATACGTCACGCCGACCTGCACGCCGACGCGATGGCGAAGGCCGAGGAAGACCCGATCGTGCCGGGCCATGCTAACCAGCCGGTCGCATCGCCGTGGTTCGAGATCGCAGCCCGGTACATGTCGGTGGTGACCGAGTGCGAGCGGCAGCTCGGGTTCGGCGGGTGGAACCGGGCCAGGCTGGGCCTGGTGATCGCCACGGGCAGGCTCACGCTCGACGAGCTGAACGCGAAGCTCTCCGCCGAACTCGGGGCACCGCATCGCCGTGATCCGCGGCTGCCGGACTGGGACGACGAGGACCCGCGGGACCAGTAGCGGCGCGGGCCGCGATCGACGTGTCGCCTCCGGATCCGGGCGACCCGTCGCGGAGGCCTCGAGCAGACGCGTCCTCACCTGGTCGCTGCGATGCGTCGGCCATGGCCACCGTCGACACGTCGGCCGACGTCGGGCACGACCCGTCGCGTTCCACCGCGGCGGGACGCGACACTCCAACCTGCTGAACGGCTCGCCAGTGCGGGGATCTGGCGAGCCGTCCGGCTGATGGGGCGGTCAGCGCCTAGGTACGTGCCATGCAGCGCAGGCCTTGATCACGACCCCGGCCGCGTACCGGCGCATGTCGGCCTCGGCGGCCAGGGCGCCGAGCAGGCGAGCCGTCGCACGCGGCCGGATGAGGATCCTCAGCACCGCGAACCGGCGCAACCGCAGCAGCCGGGGCGGCTCAAGAACGCTCGCCGCTGTTCCGGGCCCGGGCGCCGTGGTCGTGGCCCTCACCGCGCGTCCCGGTGCCGGATCAGCCAGCCCTGGCAGCGGTTGGCCTTAATCGCGAGCTCGTAAGCGGCGTTGTTTACCTTGGCGGCGACCACGGCCAGCTCGCCGAACACGACGTGGCGCACCTTCACGCAAATGGGATCATTCATCAGGGATCGACCCTCCTTAGCAGGGGCGGTTTCAAGGGCCCGGCCTGGTGCAGGTACACCGGGCTGGGCCCGCCTTTCTTGCAGTTACCTCTTCGCTCCCCAGATCCGGGCGCGGACCCGGACGGGCAGGTTCGAACCTTCCCGCAGCTCATCGATCAGCGCGCGGAGCACCTGGGAGCCACCGACACCGGCACCGCACTCGAGCGCGAACTGCTTGAGGAACGCGTGGCGTTCCTGGTCCAGGTCGAGCGTAAACCTGACCGGCTTCTCCGGCCGCGGCCGCCGCGGCGGCGAGGCTTCCCCGGAGGGCGGGGAAGCAGCAGGCTCAGCCTGGCTAGCACCGAGGCCACGCTGCAGGCCGCTGACGGCGCTTGGTCGCTTGGTAGGGCTCATGCCTTCAGCTCCTTGATCAGGTCGTCGTAGGCGCCAAGGTCGATCGGCGCGATGCCGAACGAGCTGGCGTAGATCTCGGACAGCGGGATCTCCGTATCCAGCACCGGCAGCCCCGCCTCGGCCAGCACGTCGCGGACGGATCGGGCGCTCACCGTGCCCCTTCGGCTCTTGGTGATCAGCACGCCGCACACCACGGCGTGAACGGGCTCGACCTCGGCCAGCAGGTCGATCGTCGGCATGATCCGGTTGACGTCCAGCCCGGTCGGGCTGGCGGGCACGATGACCAAGTCGGCCGCCATCACAGCCGACCGGATGATGCTCGTGTCGGCCGGGGGCGTGTCGATGACGACGTGGTCATAGCCGCGGCCGAGGTCGGCCAGGTCCCGGTGCAGCGTCCGCACCGGCATGGACACCACGGTGAACGGGAAGATGGGATCCTGCTGAGCCCACAGCAGCGCGGACTGCTGCGGATCGGCGTCGACCAGGAGCACACGGCCGGTCCGGTGCAGCCCGGCCGCAAGGTACACGGCGGTAGTGGTCTTGCCGACCCCGCCCTTGAGGTTGGCGACCGCGATCCTCACCGGCGCGTCCAGTCATCATGGTCCGGGAACGGCGCAACCGTGAGCCCGTGGTCCATCAGCACGTGGAACGCCCGGGTCCGGTCAGCGCGCGGCCCGGTGATCCTCACGGAGTCGCCGTGCTCCATGACGGTCAGAGCACCCACCGCCTTCGCCTCAACGAGGATGTACGTCACTTCGGTAGATGTCAGCTTCTTGTCTGCCATACTCACCAGCGTACCGTAATGCAGTGCAGTATTTAAGTACCTCACCTAAGTTACTTGACCAGACCCAGAACCTTCCACCTCGTCCCGGGCGTCTCGCAGCGTCCGGGCCAGCTCGTCTAGCGTCCGGGCCCGGACGGTCAGATTGCCCATGCGCGCGGCGAAACCACCGCCGTGCTCGGCATCAAGGTGCTGGATGTACCACTCAGGGAATTCCGCGCGCAACGCCTTGAACGCCGCCACCGCGTCCGCGGGCCGCCGCGGCGGCCGGGGTGCCGTCATCGTCATCGCCTCCCATCACCAGCCGCGACAGCGCGACCGCCAGCCGCGGGCCGTCGTTGACGCACAGGAAGCCTGAGCACGACTGGAGGCGATCGGGCACCCTGCGGCGGACCTTCCGGAACCGGCGTCCCCGGATCACCTCGCGCTCAGCCATCGCGCACCGGGCCCGGTCGGCGGCCCGGCCATACCGCCGGATCGTCCGGGCGACGGCCAGGCGCTCATCAAAGCTCAGCGGGACAGCCTGCGTGCATTTCCGCAGGCCCCACACACCCCAGAACCGGCCTGGGTGACAGCCCGGCTGACGCCACGCTGAGGGCACGATGTGCTGGTACTCCTTATCGCGGAACGAGCCGTGCTTGGAGAAGTAGACGCAGACCCGTTTCGGGTCGGTCATCCGCAGGCCTTCCGCGTAGTCCACGCGGGTGCCCGCCGACTCGTGCTTGCGGCGCTCAGCGGGATCCGGGTGACTCACGATGTCAGCCCAGACGACGCGCAGCCAGCGCATCAGCTGCAGGCCGTCGCCGACCGCCGCGCGGTACCGCTGGTCCGCCGCCTTGCGCACATCCCCCGCGAGCATGCTCAGCGGGGCAGCGGTGAACACGTGCAGGTGCGGGGCGCCGCGGCGCTGAAACTCCAGTTTCCAGATACCGGTGAGCGGTTCGCCCCAGGCGCGTTCCCAGCGGCGCCGCAGCATCGCCACGAACCGCTTGAACTCCTTACCGGACGGTGCGACCTCCTCCCACGCGGCGGGCAGCGTCAAGGTCAGCATGCACGGCATGCGGCCCGATCCGACGATGGCCGAATAGTCGAGTTCGGCCAGCGTCCGGACCATACGCGAGCGGGACTTACGGGACCACTCGGCGATGACCCGCTTGGACCAGCGGACATCGAGCGGGACCTTGACCTGCTGCGCGAGGTCGGCGAGCTGCCGGTCACGGTCACGGCGCCAGTCAGCCCAGCCGTCCGCCTCGAGCACAGCCGCGTCCATCAGGGACAGCGCGGTCAGCCAGGACCAGATAACCCGGTCCTGCCGGTACCGGAGGTCGGTGGCGGCCAGGGCGATGTGATCGGCGTGCTTATCGCGGGCCCGCTCTTTGGTGGCCTCGCGGCGGCCGAGGTCGGCGACCTCGACACGGAGCACGCCGGGGGAGATGTGCAGCAGCGGGACGGGGCCGGTCCTGTACTCGTCCCGGACGAGTGCCACCCGGGGCCGGGGACGATCGGCTAGCCAGTAGCGCGAGGCCGCGTCAGCGACCCTCACGGGCTCAGGGAACGCCGTCCGCCACAGCGCCGACAGGTCAGGCAGCGCGTCCGGAACCGCGACAGGAGTTTCGCGGCCAGTTGTGGCTGATGTAACAAGCCCAGCCGCCGCGTGGCCGTTCACGGGGCGCAGACCGGAGGGACAGGAGAGCAGCCAGCGAACAGAGTGGGGAAAAGAGGAAGCGAAGCAGCTGGCGGCGCGCTCTGGGCCTCCGGCCCCGCGCGCCGCAAAAGGGAAGGGCGGGGGCGTATGAGCCGTTCAGGCCGTGGTGCCTTGCGCGGACGCAGGCAGCCACCTACCATCGGACACGTCACGGACGAGTTCCTTAGAGGGTGTGAGTTCGTGGCCAGGGGCCCGCCCTACGAGGTGCCAACTCGTAGACCTGGTGGGCCTCTAACGTTGTCGGGACTTTGTCTAGCGCTCAGCTGGTGCGCGGCCCGGGAGGCGCGCCGGCAAGGTGGCCGGCCGAACTCATAAGGCGGGACTTCAACCCGCACCGCTTGCCTGCGGCGATGTGACCACGGTGACCGTGGTGTCCCCCTCCGGATAGCCGGGGGATTGTCGTCACCCTCCGGACAGGCGTCAAGTCCGGATGTGCGGGCAGGCCAACCAGTAGCCGGGGAAGTGCCCCGTGGCTGACGTACACGCGAATCCGGACTTGACCCCTGACCTCCGTGCTACGTGCTTTGGCGGCTATCTCTCCGAAGGGGGAGAAGCGACGGGACCATCAACCCTCCTCGGGCTCCAGTCCGGCGTCGACGCGATCGTGGTAGCGGGTCGAATCGGCGTCGTCCCACTCGTCCTCCCACTCGTCATCGTCGGGGCCGGTCATAAGGATCCCACCAGCGTTGAGGCGTCATCGGGCACGACGACCGGCAGCACGGCGCGCGGGTCACGGCACAGGTGCGCGCTGGCCCGGGCGACCTCGGCGGCCTGGTCCTCGGTGAGGTACGGGCCGCGGAGCCGGGTGAACGGATCGGTGCCGCTCTTCAAGGTGACGGTGCAGCAGCCCGCGTAGGCCGGATCCGCCAGGGTCACCGGCGAGTACGACGGGTAGTCCCGGATCGAGGTCCCGAGCGTGGCGGCCGCGGCGTCGATCGTCTTCACGCCGAAACACAGCGAGACCGGGCAGTTATCCCGGATCGAGCTGGGCAGGCTGTCCGTCGTCGGCTTCTGGGTGGCCGGGACGGTCAGCATCATCACCGACCGGCCGCGGCGGATCAGCGACGACGTGAGGAAGATGCAGCGCCGGACCTTCGGCTCCAGCTGCTTATCACCCTTGACCGCGGTCAGGTCGAGATACGACTGGCACTCGTCCAGGATCGTCACCGCGAGCGGCCACGCCTCAGTGGGCCCGCGATGCCAGGCGTTCTTGACGCCGAGCAGCTGGCGGACCGAGGCCAGCCGGTCAGTCATCAGCGTGTGCTGACGCTCCAGCAGATCGACCACCTCGTCCAGGTCGTCACCGGCCATCACATAGGCGCGATCGGCGAAGTCATCGAACTCGCCAGCGTTCTTGCCATCGGCCAGCGCGAACTGGACAGCGGGCGACGGGGCGAGCTGCGCAATCCACGACGTGATCTCCGTCGACTTCCCGGCCCCCGGCATCCCGCCGACGCAGATCCCCGGCACGTTGGCCAGGTCGGCGAACCGGTGCGTTCCGTGCTCATCCCGGCCGAGGTACAGATGACGCAGGCCGCGGCCCGGCGGGATGTCGGCGGCTCCCAGAACCTCGAGCAGCGGATCGTGACGCAGGCCCCGGACGATCAGGCGGCCGGGGCGGGGCTGCGAGACCGCTACGCGGGACACGCGCCAGGCGTTGGCGATGTGCTCGGCGGCCTGGTCGAACTCGGCACGGCCGGAGCCGGGCACGGTGCGGATCCGGGCTGTGAGGCCGTGCGCGGACGGGTGGATCACCGCGGCGGGATGCCGCACCATGCCCTTGTGGTGCTTGTCGGCGTAGGCGAGGCCGAGGTTACGCACGGTATGCCGCCAGCGGGCCGCGGCCCACAGCGCCCGGGGCAGGTGGCGCAGCCAGGTCGGCGGCCGGATAGATGTCCGCGGCGCGGACGCTTTACGATGGCGGCGCGCCAGCCGGACGGCCAGCAGCACCGCGGCGGCGACGACGAGCACCAGGGCGATGACGCCAGCCCAGAACAGCGCCTCGAGGACGGCATGCCGGAGCTTCCAGGTCACCAGGGCGATGACGATGAGCAGGAGCAGGCCGAGGCCGCCGCCGCGGGCCGCGTTGCCGTGATGCTCGGGATACCTGCAGGCGCTCACTGGGTGGCTCCGCAGATGGTGCAGCGCCAGCGACCGCCGTCGTTGACGAAGTAGTGGCGGCCGCCGGGGCAGCCGCCGAGCAGGGCGCGGATGAATGAGAACATTGGTTCACCTCTTGGGAGGTCGGGGCCACGCGCTCAGGGCGGCAGTCTCTTGCGGGGATCGGCCACCCTGGCGCGGGCCTTCGGATTCGCGAGGGGCTATTTGCCCTTGCCTGAGCAGTCGGCGTTGCCCGCCGGGCCGCTCGTGGAGATGCCCTTGGTGTGGCCGCCGACGATGGGCGAGGCCGGGCACTTGCTGTCCTGGCAGTTTCCGTTGTCCTTGCTGCTCATTACGTGTTCCTTTCTGGTTACGACCAGCCGCTTGTGCGGGAGGTCCATGCGGCACCGGAGCCGTTGAGCACGGCAGGTGCATGGGTGTGTACGGGCTCGGCCGCGACTTGGTCACGGGTACCGCCGACCTGAGATCTCAGCCAGCGCTCGAGCATGAACGAAGCGACCGTGAACGCGACCGCGGGCCAGCTGGCGACGGTGGCTGACAGGTGACCGTGGGGCAGCATCGACACCACGTTGGCGAACAGCGTGCCGACCACCCCGGGGGCCACCCCGAGCCAGCCGAGCCGGGACCCGGCTAGCAGGATGGCGCTACCGGCGACGATCAAGCCGTCGAGAGACAGCGGCAGCAGGTGCGAGGCCACGCTGCCCTGCTGGGTCCGGACCGCCAGGGCGTACACGTGGGTGTACGAGACGCACCCCGCGATCAGGGCCACCACGGCGGTAGGGACCGCGGCCAGCAGCACGGGCCGAGCCACGATCACTCAGCCTTGGCGCCAGCCGTGACCGGGTGGCCATTGCCGGAACCGCTAAAAGGGCGGACGCCGTCCGCCGACCAGTAGAGACGCCCGCCGCGGACCCGGCCCTGCTCGGTCTTCTCGGGAGCGGAGACACCGCAGCGGAGCCGGTCGAACTGCACCGGCATACCGGGCTGGACGTCGGGAGCGTTGCCGGTCAGGCCCACCTCGATGACCTCGGCCTGAGCGCGCATGCCGTAGTCGGCGAAGTAGGACACGGCGACCTGCACCGACCACTTCTTCTCGCCGTCGCGGGTGACGTCCTGCTGATCGGTGCCGAACTTGAGCTTGGGGCCGACGCTCATCACGAGCGGCGGCGTGCTGAACGTCTCCTGTTGCGAGACGGTGATCATCCCAGGCATAGAAGCCTCCTGCTGTCGTGGACCGGGCCATCCGGCCCTGACATCCATGGAACGGCAGAAACGCCCGCCGCGGCGGCGTCATTGCGGGCGTCCAAGGGGCGTCATTTGGGCGTCATTAGGCGTATCGTTGGTGACTATGACCGAGCCGAACATCATCCTGCGAGATGTGCGGAAGAGCCTGCGGATGAGCCAGGAAGACCTGGCACGCGCGATCCGGCAAGACGGGCAGCGGACAGGCGACCTGAACAACTGCTCGAAGAGGCTGGTGCAGCGCTGGGAAGCAGGGATCATCACCGCACCCCGCGGCACCTACGCCCGGGCCCTGGAGCACGTCACCGGCCTGCCGATTAGCAACCTCGGGTTCGCCGACCAGCAGTACAACGTCGATCGTGACCAGGCGATGGTCACCGGCATCTGGCTGGACGACGACCCGAAGGCAACCGGGCCCTACACCGGCATCTGGAAGAGCTGGTACGAGTACCCGAGCTCCAGCAGGAACGCGGTCTACACCAGCGAGCACTACGTCATCCTGATCCAGCACGGCGCCCGGATCCAGGTCCGGTCGGTGCCTGCGGCAGAGTCCAGGGTCGTGATGGACCTGACCGTCAACGGGACCGTGGTCACCGGCACATGGAGCGAAGAGACCAGCGCCAGCGGCTACTACGGCGGCGGCGTGTACTTCGGCGCCATCCAGATGCTCGCCGAGCCGACCGGGCACCGGCTGACCGGGAAATGGCTCGGATTCGGGCGCGACTTCGACGTCAACGTCGGCCCGTGGACCCTCCAGCTCGTATCGAGCGACACCAGCCGGGAAACCGTGGCCCGGTACAACCGGACGCCGGAACCGGCCGACGCCTAGAACGACACGCATACAGCCTCAGTCTCACCGGCAGTTCTAACTGCTAACGTCCAAGCTGAAGTCACCGCACCCGCATAACCAGAAGAACCATGGCGGGCGCCACTGCCATGGCGCCCGCTGGTTTTTATGCCTGGAGGTGCGGAAGTGCCCACGGTGGCCACGCTCAAAAGCAAGTACATCGCGCTCCGGCGCTATCGCGGGCCCGAAGACCCGGTAGTACGTCACGCCCGCGGCCAGCTGGACACCGCGATGCTCGAGCAGGAAATACGGGCCCGCGGCTCATCCCTGAACTCAGCCCAGCGCGAGCGCCTCGTCACGCTGATCCGCCGCGGCGGTCGCGATGGCTGACACAGCAGAACGCCGCCCCGCGGCAAGGGGCGGCGCTCCAGACGATGCGCTTGACGACGGCACCGTGGCCAGCATAGCGACCGTGCCCGACCCGGCCCGGGAACTACCGCGGTGAGCAACTACCGCGTCCGCCAGGTCCTCGCGCTCGGCGACATGCCCGAACGGCAGCTGCGATTCCTCATCGCGCTCGCCAGCTGGCTGCCAGACGACACCAGGAGCGTCAAAGCCGGGTTCAGCACGCTCATCGAGACCAGCGGCCGGAGCCACAACACCATCCGCAAAGCCCGGCGCGAGCTGGAAGCCGCCGGGAAGCTCACCAGCATCACCGGCCGCGGCCGCGGGAACCTCACTGTCTGGGTCCTTCACTGCCTGCCGGAAAAAGGTACCAACGACACTGGCACCCTTTCACCAGACGGCGGAAAAGGTACCAACGATGCTGGCACCGTTCCTCGCACCGGCAACGGCGGAAAAGGTACCAACCGGGGGTCAGAAAAGGTACCAACCAGGGGTCAGAAAAGGTACCAACCCCAACTCGATGACCAGCAAGAACCTGAACGCGGGCTAGACCTTAGAGCTAAACCTCCGGGCTTGTCCGCACGCGGCGCTGCAGGCAACGGCCATCAGGTCAAAGACCCGGAAGCCGTAGGCCAGCTGATATCAAAAACACGCCGGGACCTGGCCGCCAGGGCGGCGCAATGAGGGTCGCGATCGAGTGCCCGGCCAGCAGCAACGCCGTCCTCCGCGCCCGGGCACGCCACATCGCGCAACAGCTGCCCGCCAGGACGCCGGAACGCCGGGCCGTCGTCGCCTGCTGGATCGCACTCTCGGATACCTCGAGCCTGGATTCTGCACGCCGCGCCCTGCGCACCTTCGGCAGCGAGCGCACCCAGGCCGACGCCGCAGCCATCCTGGACAGCCTCGCTGGCCAGCGGGACTGCGCCATCGGCTGGGACAACCGCCGCGGCTACCACTGCACCCACTGCGGGACCACGGCTCACGACGGCCCGCAGGCAACCGCAACCCCGGGAGACTGACTATGACCTACCCCAGCCCGCACCCGGTGCTCCTCGCCGAAAAGGCCCGTGACGCCGACCGTGACGGCTCATGCAGCCTGTGCGAATGGCCGATCCTGCGCGGCCAGCGCATCGCCAGGCTGCCCGGCAGCACCCAATGGGCCCATACCGGCTGCCTGGGCAAGCCGCTACGGCCGCAGGCATCGCGATGACGATCTTCGGCAGGGAGCGGACGGCCCGCGAGCAAGAGGCGATCGAGGCGGCGAGGCAGCCCAAGGGATGCCGGTGCGGCCGCACATTCGGCAACGCCGCCGCCTGGACGGTCCACTTCGAGAACGGGCCCGGGACGCGCTGCCTTCCAGACGATGCACGGGGCCAGCTGGTCGAGGTCGACGGCGTGTGGTGCCTGCCCGGCGCTGGCCGCTGACCTGTGCGGTACGTCGACGGGGTCGTCCTCGAGGGGGATGACATCGCCCTGGCCCACGTCCTCATCCGGATCGCGGTGGCGTACCGGAACCGGGTCAACGGGGCCGTGACGCCAGCCGAGCTGGCGCTCCGCGACCGGCTCGCCGTTTTCGCCCGAACGCCGTCAGGGCAGGTCAGCGGCGAGCGCGAAACCGCGAAACCGGCCGAGGCGCCGCCCGTGGCAATCTCGGTCCCGGAGGCCGCCGCGCTGCTCGTCCTCACCGAGCAGCGCGTGCGGTCCCTGGCCCGGTCCGGTGCCCTCATCGCCGTCAAGTCGGCGGCAGGGCACTGGCAGATCGACGCGGACTCGGCGGCGGCGCTGGCCGCCAGGCGAAAGCGGGTGTAGGTGGCACGGGTCTTTTGCAGATGTCCCGGATGCGGCGCATGCGCGCCCGCTCAGGGCACTCACGACGTGCTGTTCGACCGCGACTCGGGCACCACCGTCAGCGGATCGCCGCGGTGCCCGGCCTGCAGCGTGGCCCAGCCCGCTAGCCCAGGCAGCCGTGCCAGCGCGGCACCAGCGACAGAGCGGCGGTCGCCGCAGGAAGGGAACGCTATGCCACCGACGAGGAAACTCTCCGACCAGATGCGCGCCGTGAGGGGAACGCGGGTCGGGCCAGCCGAGTACGACGAAATGACCGCTCAGGCCGCCGAGCTCGAGGCGCGCGCCCACCGCGCGGACCAGGTAGAGCAGCGAGTCGAGCGCCTCGAGCGCGCCAGCGTCACCGTGGAGTACGAACCGACCACGTACCGCCGAGGCGGCCCGAACAGCTTTTTCGCTGACATTGCCAGGCTCGCCACCAGCCGCGGCGACCGGGACGCCGCGAAGCTGCGCCTGGAACGCCACGAGGACGAGCTGGCCGTCAGCTACCCGGCATGGCGCGAGGCGCGGCGGCAGGCAGCCCAGCGGGCATACGAGCAGCAGTTCGCCTCCACCCGCCACGGCGCGATCCTGCTCGAGCGGATGGAGAGGTTCGGACTCGCGCCGTTCCGCGAGGCGGACGCCCTGACCCGCAACTACGAACGCCGCGCCATCAGCCGCACGTCCTCGTCGGCCGGCTACTTCACGCCCCCGCTCTGGCTGCTGGAAAGCTGGGCGATGGCGCCGAGAGGCGGCCGGGCGTTCGCCGACCTATGGACCTCCATGCCGCTGCCGTCCGGCACAGCTCAGATAAACGTGCCGCACTGGATCACCGGCCTGACCACCGGCCCGCAGGTCGACGGCGGCGCCGTCGTCGGCGACAGCCCCGCCGACAGCTTCTCCTCCAGCGACGTGGAGACGATCAGCGGCTACCAGGACGTCTCGATGCAGTGGGCCGAGCAATCCGCACCGCCAGGGGCCGATGCCTTCGTGTTCGGCGACCTGATGGACGACGCCGCTGGCAACCTCGACGCGCAGCTCCTGATCGGGTCGGGCAGCGGGCAGCTCACCGGCATCATCGTCGCCGGAGCGGCCTCCGCGAACAACCTCGTCACCATCGCCAACAGCCAGAACGTCAGCGGATCGACCTTCACCGTCGCAACCGACGCGACACCGGTCTACACCAGCGTGACACGCATGCTCAAGGTGATGAGCAAGGCCCGCGGCAAGCGCGCCACCCACATCGTGCTCAACGAAGCCACCTGGTGGGACCTAGCGGGCACGATCGACACCACCGGCAAGCCGATCATCCCGATGTCCGCATCAGCACCCGAACAGGGCCCGGACGGCGCGCTTGGCACCGCATGGAGCTTGCCGGTCATCGGCGACAACCAGCTGCCTCTCAGTTTCGGCGGCAGCAGCGCGCCTACCGTCGCAGCCTCCGGCGCCGTGTTCGCGGCCACCCCCGGGAACGGCTCGTACGGGGTTATCCTCGCCGTCCGCGCCCCAGACCTGTACCTTTTCGAAGGCGACATACGAGTCCGCGTCATGCAGGAAGTCGTCTCCGGCACCGGCCAATGGCGGTACCAGGTCCTGCAGTACGTCGCGGCGCTCAGGGACCGCTACACCGCCGGATCCACCATCAGCATCAGCGCAGGCACCGACAGCGGCGGCATCAACAGCGGCGGCACTCCCTCAGCCGGAGTGGTCACCAACTACGAGACCAACAGCCCGCTGGCCAGCGAGTGACCAGCGCCCCGCTGACGTCACCGACACGGAAGGACATCATCATGACGACACCAGCACCGGCCGCCGCGACCGCGCAGCCAGCTGCCGCCAGCCCGCTCGAGCAGTGGTTCGACGCCACGCTGCGCCCGGTCCTCCTCGAGCACCTGGCCGCCGCGGACGGCGGCGCCGCGAACGGCGAGCGCCAGGCCCACCTGTCCACCAAGGCCGCGGTCGGGAACTGGGCACGCAACGTCCCGGGCCGCGCGGCCGCGTGGAGCCCGGAAACCCGCGACACCGTCAGCGTGCTCATGAGCGAGCTGCGCGGCCTGATCGGCGACTGACCCATGGCAGCGCTATCCCGCGAGTGCTTCGCAGCCTGCGGCCAGACGCGCGGCTACCACGAAGGACCCAACCCGGACTGCCAGCAGCAGCACGGCGCGTGCGCCTGCCTCTGCCACGAGCCAACCGGAGGACATCGGTGAGCACACGCCAGCCCGAACCTGCCGATATCCCGCCAGCCGCAGCCCTCCGGGCACTGCGGGATGCTATCGCCACGATCGGCCGCGGACAGCTCGGCGCCCACCGGGAAGACGGCAACCGCATCCTGGTCCGCCTCGGCGCGGCAGTGCCCGACGTCCAGGCGCTGAGCGACTACCTTGGCCGCCACCCGAGGCAGGAGTAATCACGATGCGACGGTCCGCCAGCCCAGCTTCGCCGGACGCCGACGCCGAGCGCGTCGCCGGGCTCGAGCAGCGCATCGCCGAACTCGAGCAAGTAGTCGCCGCGCTCGCCCGCTTCGCCGTCCGCGACGGCGGCGGCGCCGATGTCTACCTACTCCCCGGTAATCGCGTCATCGACGGCCGGGCAGATGCGGCCCTGATCCGCACGGCCAGCCGGAAGCGGCAGGACTGACCGTGCCGCGGCGGTTCTGCCAATGCCAGCTTTGCGCGGCTTGCGACTCACCCGGCCGCAGGCCAGGCGCACACAGCGTCCTGTTCGACCTGGACGTCACGCGGACAACGAAATGCCCGCCGTGCCAGGAGCAGGCCAGGATCAAGAAGAACACCGACCCGCCAGGCAGG